GGTGTCTTGTGGAGCCACAAGAAGTTGATCTTTTCACGACCACGACTACGCTTGTACAACTGTTCAGCAGCAGGAATGCTACCCAGTTGCTCTAATGCGTATGCCTGTGCAACAGCCGTAGAGTACGCAATGTATTCCCAAGGCGAACTACCGTCAACACGATTGAAGTACACAAAGTTGTTGTGGTAGACAGTTACAGGCGTGTTCACTGATGCGTTGATGACGATCACATTCGAGATCGAACCAATGGCAGCATTAGGATCTTCTTGCCAGAACGAATTCAGCAAACCTGTTACAGACACTTCACCAATACCGACCACATAGCTAAATGGCAATGTGATTACGTACGGAGCAGCACCACCCGTATTGAACTGCCAACTTGGATCAATCAGTTGATCCACAACAGTCGTGCCAGACAGATTTGAAGTCGTTGCATCATACGACGTAACAGACAGTTTCGTAATGTCTGGCAAACCATCATCGTTGTTTGCAATACCATCTACCAACAGTTCGATATTGTTGCTCAACAGAGCCGTACCATAACTGTTCGAATTCGCTTTCAGAACAATGATTTGATCTGTAGCAGGTGATAGCGTCTCGTACGAAATCAGCGACGAGTCATTCGCATCCCAAAACTTAGTTGTAGGACTCTGAACCGTCATGTTGTAACCAATGCTCGTGATAATGTACTGATACACATACGAGCCGCTCATCTGTGCGGTCACCGTAATGATCGGCGTACCCACAAGAGCTTTCGAAGCAGACCACAGATCTTGTGTGCCATCATAATAGATGTACACTGGATCTGGCCACTTATTGTACAGCAGCACGTTTTGAATCTGTGTAGACTCAGCAGTCGTGAAGTTACGACGTGGTGTACCAATCTTATGAACAGTCAGATAGTTGTACAGATCTTGCGTCGACAGAATTGGAACAATGTAGTTCGCAAATAGCGTTGGCGTTGTGATTGTACCTTCAGCACGAGCGACATGAGTGATGTCTTCAAAGAGGACATTCAGGTCATTACCAAACAACTTGACGTTCTCGTAGGCACCACTTGCATCGTACCAGTACGAATACTTTGAATCACCAACGAACGTACGGTTGATCGTCATCACCTTCAAGATCGTAGGATCTTTGCCAAAGAACGTGTTGTAGTCTTGGCCGTTCACCATACGGTTCTGTGTGTAGTACACAGAAGGTGCGTTCTTACGAATATGGTCGATTGTTTCAGATGCAGAAGCGTTTGTCAGGTTCGCAATCAGCGAAGCTGTGAACTGCAACGTCTGAACAGTACCAGTATCGTCAACGTACGTAACCGAGAACTGTTGGTCTACGATTGTGTTCTTAGGAATCGACAGATCTTCGTTCGCAGAAGTACGGTACCAAATATCGAACGTACCATTTGGAATGTTCGCAAATTGACCATCACCAAAGATGACACGAACCTGATCGTTCTCGAGCGTTTCGATTTCGTAACGGTTGCGGTTCGATTCGTAACTGAAGATGACGTTCTGAGCAGTTGTGGTATCAACTTCATACCATTCACCCGAAGGCAGACCAGATGTCGAGCCATCGTCAAGAATTGCATCTGTATCTGGATCAACGTTATTGATCCAGAAGTCGATATCGTTAATGTTGTTCGTGTTGATGTCGTACGTTTGGTTTGGCGTAATGCCATCAAAAGTCGCACGTTGTGACGTCAACGAACCTTGCTTTGAGAGAACAAAGAAGCCAGTGCTTGGCGAATCATCGCCAAAACCATCGGTAGCGTACAAGTATTGCAACTGCGAGTTGTACGTCGGACGCATTTCAACAGGACCGTTTGCTGTCAATGACGACGAGACAACTTCCATGCCGTAGCTCGTTCCATTTACGTTGACGTTGAATGGAAGCACGCCTTTCGTCGTATAACGGTTGTTAAGCGTATACAACTCATACAGCACGTTATCAACTTGAACACGATCGTTAGGCGCAACAGTGCCATACACCGACGAAGATGCTGCGTTCAGCACATCGATGAATTGTTCGCGCCAATATGTGTTGTTGACGTCGTTCCAATTCACAGTGCGACCCTTCAAAGAGTTGCCACGCGAATCGAAAATGTCTTGCGACGTCTGGACAGAAGTGATCTTCAAAAGACCACGAGCTGGCAGGTTACGTGTTGCTTTGTACGACACGAGCTTCGCAAGACGAAGCACGCTCTGTTTACGTTGAGCAACATCGATGAAGTTTTCGTGGGATCCGACATCAACACGGTAGATCAGCTGTTCGCTAATGTAAGCGAACGCTTCAATCAGCATGACGAATTCGTCAGTCTCAATCCAGTCGTTGAAGCTCTCAGGGAAATAAACCTGCAGATACTCAACAATGGCCGTCTTGACCGAGAAGTAGTCGAACGCCGTGAAGTTGATCTGGTTAAAAGCCTCGTATACCTTAGTCCACGATTCTGCTAAAGAAATTGTATTTGCCATAGATGACTCTGGTCTTATTAACCGTTAGGGCTTGTGAATTCGATGTTGATGTCAAAGCGATCCTGCATGTCGAGTTCCAGATACTGGATAACAGTTGAGATCACAACCGCATTGTACTCATACAATGGGATCACGTTCATATCAAGGAGAGCAACACGAGGATCGTAGTTGATGACGCTTCGGACCTCGTCAGCAATCTGCTGAAGGGTTTGATCATCCATCGGTTCAAAGACAAGGTCTGGAATGAGGGTGCCAAAGTACGGCATCTTCAGTCGAGATCCCTTTCTTGTGAAAATATGGTTCAGGAGATCTCGTTTGACGATAGCCGTATCGGTGAGGGTAAAACCTAGTTTTGTGTTTAAGTAATTGGCTGAGGAGAACCCGCGATATAAAGATGCCATATAAACCTCCATAATGGGATATTTATAGAGCGGGGCACTTCACCATTTTACCGTCTCCAGAACTGGCCACGCACCTTATCTTCACGACCAATGTTCGGATCATCATAGCCATACTTCGGTGCTTGACTTGTATCGCTAGCTGTTGTTGTACGAGCCCACGGCTCATGTTGTGGAATACGGTTTGTCAGCTTGCCTGAAATTGCTGCTGCAGCTTGTTGGCTGTTCATACTGATCTGTGCTCCAGAAAGGACCACACTACCGCCAGCAAGAATGTTTGCATCACCAGCTGATTGCATATACGTAACATTGCCTTTGATGCTAGCATTACCAGTAGCATCAACAACATAATCACCACCAGTCGACAAATAGATCCCTTCCTTACCCTGAATACGGACAGACTTATCAGACGTCATGTTAATGTCAGATTCAGCGTGCAGGTTGATCCGAGTAGATGCGTACATATCAATGTTACCATCGAAGTCCATCTCAAACCAGTTTGCGCCATTCGCTGTGTTGATATAGATGCGCTCGTTCGTATCATCCAAGATCACTTGAGTGCCAGAAGCTGTACGGAAACGCATACGACAGTTTTCTGGTCGATCGTCCATTGAAATCGAATGGAAGCCAGGCGACGTCCAACTGAACACAGTACTTTCGTTCTCTGTTTCAAAGCCTTGCAAACGGTTCTTTGCATAACCATTCTGGACATTGAATGTAGAGCCATCTTCTGCAGTGAATACTTTAGGTTCCGTCTCGTCCGGAATTTGGCTTGGAGCCAGTCCTAAAAAGTCCGGAGGATTACCAGCGGCTGAAAAGTCAGCACCACGCGTACGCCATTCGAAGTTGCCCGACTTGCCACCAAATGCTTGTGCGTAGTTAGTGTAGAGAGGCTCAATTGGTTGTTGATAGCTATTCAACGGACCTTCTGGTGTGCCATTTCCTGGCAGACCAGAATTCTGTTGGTAGAAGAAACGGCCGTGCGGCAATGCACTAATCGATCCTTGATCAAACACAACACCAAACCATACTCGATAGTACGGATCACCGTCGATGCATGCAACAATCACACTAGCACCACGCTTAGGGATGTTGACCATACCGTAAGCGACTGGTCCTTGCGAAGTGCTGCCAGCATTTGGGCCACGAGACATATTCGCGTTCACCATACCACCAAACGGTGAAGCATAGGTTGCCCACGGCAGGTGATCAGCCGAATCTGAAGTGTTGTTGTCACCAAGGCTCGGAC